CGAGAACGTCCAATGGTTTAAAGCACCATCCCAATCTTTAACGCTTTGAACGAAGATAGTTAACTATCCACCAGCTATCCAGACCCAGGCTTAAGTCTTTCTGCATGCTCTTGGTGTATCCCAAGAAGTCCGGCATGTGATCGGTAGCTTCATTAGCCAACTGCTGAATGTTGTCTAAGAAGCCTGGGATATCAATACCCAGGCGGTATTTATCCCTTTTCATGCAAAATTCTGCGAACTCGTCACGAAGAGGATGGTATTTCACATTCTCAATGATAGATAATTGTCGCAGAGCAACCATCTTTGGACCCCATTCTGAAGGGTCATAATAACGCTCTTGTTCCATCAGCCTACCCAAAGCGCGATAAGTTGAATACACACCTGCGCATACTCCGTCTACCCTATAGTCTTTATGATGCCAGCGACGGAGATATACGCAATCCTGTTTGCTCGCGTACTGCTTGCTGACATTCATCTCTAATCCATGAGCAGTATACGAACGCACTACATCCTCCACAGTGATACCTGGATAAGTGAGAATTCCATCGTCACCCAGACACTGTGAATTTGGGTTTAAACGTGTTCCGGCATGCTGTGCAGCTTCATACTGCAATGCTCTGTGTGCAAGCGTCTCATCAGCATTTGTACCACCGGAACCAGATCCCATACCATGGAGACCGAACCTTATCTTACCATAGTCATAACACAAGGGAATGTTATATTTAATGGGAAATACATTGTCGAGCCATTCATCAATACCAACTGCGTAACCTGTAAAAGTAAATATGGATTGGATTATATCCCTAGCCGCAAGTTGTAATGATCTGTTAAAATGTTGATCAAATTTACTAAAGTCCGTGCAAATTACCAAATCGTCAGATCCTTTCGTGTCGAACATATCGGTTATCTTACGATCGACTGATTCCATGCTAACCCATGCAGGAACTAAATTCTTGGCCTGAGCTGCCTCAATTAGCGGTTGGTAAACTTGCAATTCACGAATGTTAACAGCGAGTGGAAACATCCACACAACTCGCTGTTTTACATCATCTACTGTCGGTCCTCCTTCCTGACCACGCCACCCAAGGATGGCGCACCCTAACCAGCAGTTTGACCACTGACCTGCTGAATGTAAATAGTTGAATCGTTTGCTACCCTGATACATATAAGTATAGGGATCATTCGATCCATAACCAAGGTGACCATAGACTTCACAATAAGCCGTTTTCTTAATTACATTCCTCCTTTTGGTGAAATACGGCGAGCCAGAGTTTGTTGACAGTTTCATTTTTGCTATCGTAGCACTTTGTCTACGAACCTGAAGTCCACGCACAAGACTCCACTCCGCGATAACAGCTTTGATCGCTCTGCTATCAACTGGCTTTGCATGTGTTTTCACACATTCGTAGTAATGATCAATGTCTTCCATGCGTTCAGCTAATGGTTTCATGATAGACATTGGTCCGACTTTTGCGCGCAAGTCGTTTTCGAAGTCTACAAGAGTAGGCCATCTCTCAGACAGAGTAGAAAGATGGGGTTCCCACTCCTTAAGGACTTCCTCTAATGAACAACCTTTGGCAAAAGTTGTCCGATACTCATCAGGTTGGCCCTTTCTGACCATGTCAAAATAAGACCTCAAACCTGGGTTTGGAAGATTGAAGTAATCTTCAAACTTGATTTCGTTATTTTTAGGCATAACGACGACCTCCTTTCAAAATATTTG